ATTTTCCTTTGTACTCATTAGCATTTATTATTTCATATTTTTCTTTACCTTTAAAAATAGTAAATAATTCATCTATGGCATTAATAACCCTTTTTGCTTGATGTTTTGAAGTAAATCCTGCCTCATCTCCTATAGCCCAATCTCTACCTAATTTACCTCTTCTTTTCAATTCCTTTCTACCTAACTTATATACTTCCTTTATCCTTTCAGCTGCGTCCTCCCAAGTACATCTATCATCGTAAATGTAAGGTGTTGGAGGAGAACCCTGGATTGATCTACTAGTAGGGTAAACGGGAAATGCCCATTCTCCATGTTTTTTAAAAGTACCCCTATGATTTGAAGGTATATCTTTACTTGGTGTAAACCAGTTACCTTCATTATCAATAAATCTCATTTGATCCTGCATCCCACCAGTAACATTAGCTATTATAGGAGTACCAGCTAAAATAGATTCAGTATTAGCTAACCCCCAACCTTCATTAGAAGTTAATAATATAGTACAATCAGCCATATTATAAAAGAAATTTAGTTGTTTTTCAGACAACTTTTGATCTATCAGATATATTTGATCATGATACTTTTCACCTAGTAGGTATTCAATTACTTGAGGTAAATCGGTTCCTGGGTCTGTTACTTTTTCTGTTTTAAGAATAAAAGCACATTTTTTAGCTTTATCTTCAGGTAATGAATCTAAAAATGCTCTAAATGCTAATAAAGTATCTGGTATTTGTTTTCTCCTAATATTTCTTGAGTTGAAATAAAGTGTAAAATCATATTCTTTACCTTTAAATACCGCATTTTTAAATTCTTGTAATTCATTATCAGTATCATCTATTGGTTTATATGCATTAGTATCTTTACCATGAGGAACATACTTAAATAATCTTCTAGAATTATCACATCCTTCTAATACTAATTTATTGATATTAACAGTTTGTTTAGAAATACCCATTAATAAGTCACAAGCTTCATAGTAAGGCCTATTATACATTGGAGCTGGGTAATCATCCCAAATGTTTAGATAAATTATAGGAATATTTTTTCTTATTTCTTGTTCCATATTCCAAACATGCATAAAATATCTTGGATCCGTAAATAAAAACATTGCATCAGGTTTTTCAATCTGCAACAATTGTCTAATAATATTAGGATCACCATACCCATTAGTTGGATAAAGCATAACTGAAGCATCACTTAATCCTGTCATTTTATTAGTATCAGCACTAATATCTAGTTTTTTTCCTACATCTGGATGTTTAATGGCGCCAGACATTTGCACCCAATTAAAGTGTTGAGCAGTATGTAAAACTATTTCTTTAGCTACTGTAGCTACACCAGAGTGAACTCTAATGTCATCACATATTAAAAGTATTTTTTTCCTTTTATTAGGTGGTAAATATTTAAATTGTTCTTTATTCATTGATTATAATTCGAGGTTTGTTTGATTGGTTATTTGTTTACGAAAATCATCATCTGTAAGGTACAAAAACAAAGCACGGTCTGCAAGTTTTTGGAATGAAAATTTCCTTTTTACACATTCAATCTTAAAATTCTCGAATAAATCGCTTTTAACTTTAACACTAGTTAGTGTCATTGGTTTTTTATTTGTCATAATCTTAATTTATTAAAACGTTTATTATACATATATAAGTATTTATAAAAGTCGCTCTTTTATTCACAATACCCACAAGTACAGGGGTAATTTTGTTCCTTAATTTTTCCTTGGGAATTAAACACGTGAGACATAAAATCATTTACGTATTTATTAGCCCTATTTAACTTTATTTTACCACTTGGGGGTGAAAATTCTTGTATTCTTGTTTGTGCCCAGTCACAGTTTTCATATAATTTTCTTTTTACTATAAAAAATTTGATATCTATTTTATCTAAAGGTATGTTATATAATTCCGAGAAGTATTTTTTGTATAGTATAAGTTGAAATTGTTTGTCTTCATTCTTTTTCATCTTATCATGCCACCCTCTAGTACTTGTTTTTATATCAATAATAGTAAAAGTATCACTACGTTCATGATATAAAACAATATCTAACATTCCTTTAAACAGTAAATTATTTAACATTTTATTAGGAGTATTAATAATAGGTAATTCAATACCTACTAAATAAGTACCTCTTTTTGAGAAATAACCACCTACCTTTTTCTTAAAAAATCTTAATATTTCAACTCCATCTTCAAAAAATTCCCTCATTTCAGCAGCATCCGAAAAATGGACTTCCTTATTCTGTTTATACTGTTTTTGGTAAGCCTCAATAAATACTTCTTGAAATCTATCTATTAATTCTAATTTATTAGCAGCTACCTTAGATTGTTCATAAAATACAGTTAAATATTCCTGAATTACCTCATGTATAGCTATACCAAAAACTAAATAAATAGAAACATCTCTTTGACTAATCTTATCCTTATAATGCAATGCCCATTTTCTTTGACATTGTTTAAACATAGATATCTGAGAATATGAGATATTCTTTTGGTATGAGTAATCAATCTCGTGGGGAGGATTCTTTTGAATCTCCCTAACTATTTTAGGTAATTTTTTAGCCAAAATTTATTTTTTCCATTTATTACGTCCTACTAACATTCCAATTATTCCATAATTAGCAATATCAATAAACGTATCTTCCATACCTTCTCCCTTAACATAATTTCTATTATGTACTAGAAGGTTTTTTAATCTTGAGATTTTATCAGTAAGTCTAATAGCTAAACCAGTTAGTGAAAACTTCTTATCATCACTACTATTTAAAATATCACCCCCTAGAGCAATATTGTTTAAACCATAATCCATATGTTTAGCAGCAAACATTTCATACATTTCCATCCCAATCCTTTTATATTCTTCAGCTAATTCGGGATATTCAGTTTCAAATATTTCAACTACTCCTAAACCATCAATCGTAGCTTCTTTCTTTTCATCAGCCATTAATTCATATGCTTTTTTACTATCCATTTACTTGTGATTTAACATTAAAATATTTTTCCAATATTTCTAATCTTTCATCTGCTGATGCTAATAATTTTAGAGCTTCATTACAATTATCCCAATAGTCTTTAGTTGAATGATCACCAATACCTGCTGGGTGGTTAGTTAATAATTTAACACTTGCTAATGCTTTAGCTTTATCTGCCTCAGCTTCTTTTTTTAAAAATTCATATACTTCTTTATTCATAATTTTAATTTAACGGTTATCTATATATACTATTACTTGGTTATAATAATCTAAAAAATCTTGAGTAAATATAAAATCTTTAGGTATTTCAAACATATCAGTAGAATACAATTTTATCTTTGGAAATAATCTAAGATAAGTATCCCTAAAAATTTTAAATTCTTCTAAATAATATTTTATATGCCATTCACCCACTATTTTTTTAACATTTTCTTTTATCCACCAAAAATTACTATCATTAAAAATATTATATTCTCCACCTTCACAATCAGTTTTTAAAAAATCGATTTTATCTACATTAGCATTTTTAACAATATCCATGAAGGTTAGAGTTGGGAATGTACCTCCTTCTGAAGTTATTTTGCCTTCCTTTACGTCATAAGCCCTTATAAATTCTTTTCCACTAGTACTACCTACACCAACTTTAAATATTTCACAATTTAATTTAGTTGCTTGACAATTATCTACAAGAGTAGATATAAAACCTTCACATGGTTCTATTGCTACAACTTTTGATGGTTTTTGTTTTTGGATTTGCCAAATAAAAGGACCTACACTAGCACCGAAATCAAAAACAATATCATCTTTTTCTACTTCAAAATCTACTTGATATTGTCCTTTATTAAATTTAGTAAATTCTTCTGTTAATGCTGCTTTTAACCAATTATTATCAAGTTGACCCCAATCAAATTCTTTTAAAATATCATTTTGATTGTCTAAATGTAGTTTGCTATGTAGTTTGCTTTTACTCATTTTAATAGTTTACTAATTTCTTTATTATCAAACCCCATACTGGTTAATATACTAAGGATAATATCGTCTTCCAAAATATTTAAGTAATCCTTTACTTCGGATTTTGAACATTCCCAATGATTAGATAGACATGACAATAATTCATTATTATGTTGTTTAACATTAGACTTAATGTATTTATTCCATTTACTGTTTTTAGGTATAAATTCTTTATAAACATTATAAATTGCCCTTTTTTCTTGTGGAGGATATTCTTGCACATAATTTGCCACCTCTATAAAATCTGGGTTCATAGAAATAAATCTATGTATCATATAACTATTCCATACCTCCCAATCTTTATCTGTAAAACTTTCGACTGGGGATTTAATATAATTGATTTGTTTAAGCCAATCAAATATATTCTTCATTAGGCAATTTCTTCCTCTAGTTCCTCTCTTAAATCAGCAGGAACTGATCCTTTTAATATCTTGCCTGTTTTAGGATCAAAAAATACTGGAATTGGTAATAAGGCATCCTCATCTGTACCAGTAATAAATTTAGATACTGTTCTTAAGATTACACCTTGTTGAAATACACTTCCACCCTCTGAATTTTTTATACCAGTTGTATTTTTTAAATCAATAGGAGGTCCTGCTGGGTTTTGAATTGGTTGTTCCATAATTATTTATTATTTATTAAATTTTGAATTAAACTCATTGTATTTATTTCCTTATCTATTCGGAAATTTGCTTTATATTGATGGTCATTAACTAAAATAGCTACTGTACCTTCTTTACCAGGCAAATAAATGCTTGCATTTTCGAATAATGATTTAAACAATTCTTCAAAGTCATCAACATTGGCATTTGCAATTATTTGTCTAATTTCTTTAAATTTAGGTTGTGGTTCCTTTAATTTACTTATTACTTCATCTATATAATTAGATGATACTAGTACTGATTGGTCTAATTTTAATGTGTTATCTTGTGTAGATAACTGTATAGTATTAATACATTTACGTAAATCAGGATAATATTGATTAACTAAAGGTACTAAATTATTTACCTCATGTGTAATTGATTCTTCATTACAAATCCAAGATAAATGCTTAGCAACATCTTTTTTAGTAGGAGGTACGATTTTAAGTACTTGGCACCTAGACTGTAAAGGATCAATAATACGTTCTACATAATTACAAGTTAAAATAAAACGAGTAGTACGTGAAAATGTTTCTATTATGTTTCGGAGCGATGCTTGCGCTTGAATCGTGAGAAAATCCGCCTCATCCAAGATAACAACCTTGATGGACTTAAATGAAGCAACTGATGCGAAACCAGAGACTTTATCCCTAATAGTTTCGATCCCACGCTCGTCAGAAGCGTTAATATAAATGTGATCACAATCTAAATTTTTAACAATTAATTTGGCTAAAGTAGTTTTACCAGTACCAGCTGGTCCGTAAAATATTAAATTTTGTATGTCATTCTGTTCTAGATAACTGGATATCGATTTTTTGATATTTTCATTACCAACATAATTCTCTAGTTTAGTAGGTCTATATTTTTCTACTAATAAACTATTCTCCGAATTCGCCATATATTGAATATTTTTTTTCTGGTTCTGGTATCACTTCTGTTTCTTTTGAATCAATAGCATATAAATTACTCTTAAGAGGTTCTAATCTATAATGACCTTTAAATCCCGTTTTAATCATATAAGCTTCTAATGTATCAGTTAATGATTTATGAACGGGTCCATCTGGTTCATTTGCAACTAATCTCCACTTGTCTCCAGGTGGGACTCTACGAGCAATTAGTATGTTTTTTTCTTCAATTTTTGTCGCCATAATATACGAAATTATTTTACATCATCCCCATCATTGATGGATCCATTTGAGGTTGATTATTATTATTATCTTCTTCTAATTCATTTACTACAGTACATTCAGTTAATAAAACTGTACCAGCAACTGATGCTGCGTTTTCTAGTGCTAATCTAACTACTTTAGTTGGGTCAATAATACCAGCTTTTTTCATATTAGTTATCTTATCAGTTTTTATATTGTAACCCGCCCAAGCATCATCACCAGAATTAACTAATTGATCAGCTAATATTTGTCCTTTAACTTCATCAAAACCAGCATTTACTAAAATTTGATTAAATGGTTTTGTACAAGTTGCTTTTACAATTTGTGCCCCAGTTGTTTTTGCCTCTACACCTGAGGAAGCATATAGTAAAGCTGTTCCACCTCCAGGTACAATACCTTCTTCAATTGCTGCCTTAGTAGCATGAAGAGCATCAT